CTAGTCGGACGCCGCCTCAGTCCGCAGGGAGTCCGCAACAGCCTCCCGCGAACTGAGGACGGCGTCCATCGCGTTCCGGGTCCGGTCCTCGTCGCCGGGGAACAGGTGCGCGTAGGTCCGCAGCGTGATCGCGGCCGAGGCATGGCCGAGGAGTTCCTGCACCTGCTTCACGCTGGCGCCGGCCGAGATCAGCGCGGACGCAGTGAAGTGCCGCAGGTCGTGCGTGGTGAAGTCGACGTCCACTGCCTTCACGATCGAGGCCCACTGGTAGCGCCAGGCCCGATACGTCAGTCGCTCGCCGGTCGGCGTCGTGAACAGGGCCTCGTCGCTCGGGTGCTCGGCCAGGTGGGCCGCGAGCGCGCCGATCACGACGTTCCCCACGGGCACGGTGCGGGCCTTGCGACCCTTCGGCGGGCCGAAGGTGCCGCCCTGGAGGAGCTGCCGCTCGACGCGGATCGTGCGCCGCAGGAAGTCGACGTGAGCGACGTCGAGGCCGAGGGCCTCCCCGATCCGCAGGCCCGAGCCGGCCAGCAGGATCACGAGGGCCCGGTAACGGGAGTCCGTCGCCTCGACGATCCGCTCGACCTCCTCGACGGTGGGCGGCACGACCTCGCCTGCGGTCGCCTTCGGCAGGGCGATCCGCTTGCAGGGGTTCGCGACGATCACCCGATCCTCGGCTGCTGCGTCCATCACCCGGAACAGGACGTCGTAGACGTTGCGCACCGTCCCCGGCGCGAGCCTGTCGGACAGGGCCTTCACCAGGCCCTGCACGTCCGATCGCAGGATCGAGGCGAGACGCCGGTCGCCGAGCGCGGGGAGCAGGTGCAGGCGGAGCGCGTTGTCGGTGATCCGGGCCGTGCCGTCGCTGACGACCTGGGCCTGCTGCCACCTGTCCGCGTACTGACGCAGGGTGATCCGGCCGGCGTGCGGATCGACGTAGTCGCCGCGCACGATGGAGGCCGTCACCGAGTCCAGCCACTTCCTCGCGTCGACCTTGCGGTCGAAGTGCCGAGCGTGCTCGCGCCCGTCGTCGTCCCGGTAGCGGGCGCGCCACTTGCCGTCGGGCCGCTGCTTGATGCTCGCCATGGTCAGGCCTCCTCAACCCACACGGCCGCGCCTGTGGCCTCGTCGACGACGATCTCGCCGCGTCTGGAGGGCTCTCTGCCCGTCGCGACGTAATCGGCGATCCACTCGCGCACGCCGGCCACCTCGTCCCCGGCGACGTTGGCGGCGAGCCACTTCACCAGGGCCTTCTCACCCTTCGGGGTCTTCACCATCAGTCGCAGCTCGTCGACGAGCTCGGCCTCCCGCTCGTGGGAGTCCCGCAGGTACTTCGCCCGACCGCGGACGACGAAGCTCCACTTCTCCAGCCTGTCCGCGATCGCCGCGTCAATGTCGTCGTCAGGGTCGGCGACGAGGAGGTTCATCGGAATGGCGAAGACCTTGCTCAGCGCGACGAGCTCGTCGACGGTGATCCGTCGTCGCGGCTCGCCCTGCTCGATCTTGTAGATCGCACTCGGCGCGATCGAGCAACCGGCCTCGGTCATCGCGTCGGCGAGCTTCTCCAGCGACCAGCCGCGAGAGGCACGCTCACGGGCGATACGGGTCGCGACGTGGTCCTCGGCGAAGACCTCGCGGGGCTTGTTGGGACGTGGCATCGGGAGTCCTCCATTCCTATACGGAACCGAGTGTAGGTCCGTTGGCTTGACCGGAGCAAGTGCTCCCGTCAGTCTTCCTACTACGAACGGTAGTTACCGCTAAGGAAGGGAGGTGACATGACGAAGTACCTGACCACCGAGGAGGTCGCCGAGGTCGTCCGCACCTCGCCCGAGACCGTCCGCTACTGGCGCCAGCGCGGCACCGGACCCAAGAGCTTCCGCCTGGGCCGCCGCGTGCTCTACGCCGTCGAGGACGTCGAGACCTGGCTCGACGCCGCCCGAAACGCCGACTGATCCCCCACCGACGAAAGGAACCATCGTGTCCGACTCCACCTTCACCGAGACCTCGACAGCCTTCAGCATCACGAAGTGCCGGGCCGACCTGATCGAGGCCTGCCACGTCCTCGTGGCGAAGGCCGACGCGCTGTTCGCTGCCGGCGGCAGCAACCCATCGACCCGGCTGCACGCCGCCCGTGGACTGCTCAGCGGGGTCTACTCGGGCGAGCCACTCAGGACCGGCCAGTTGCAGGGCATGGAGGCTCCCGCGCCGAGCCTCACCCTCCGGGAAGCCTCCTCCGTCGCCTTCGCCATGGCCCCCGGCTTCCAGTCCACGCAGGACGAGATCGACGTTCACCGGCTCGCCTGGCACTTCGAGACCGAGGTCGGCCGCACCGTCGTCGCGCTGCTGCTGAACTCCAACCTCGTCGGCGACTGGGACGACCTGGCGACCCGCTTCGCCGACGCGACCTCGCACCTCGTCCGGGAGGCCTCGTGAGCCTGCCGACCATCCCGAGCGCCGACGAGATCGACGCGATCCTCGCCTCGATGCCGCCGCACGCGGACGACTCCCTCGCGATCATCGCGGCGGCACTGACCGGCATCCGCAACGACCTCACCGCGATCCGCGAGCTGCTGGAGGGCAGGCGATGAGCCAGGACCCCGACTGGATCGACCTGGTGAATGCCGGCGTCACGAACCTGACGATGTTCCCGCACGCCGAGGCGATGGCCGCCTCGGCCATGCTCTCAGACGCGGCTGCCGACCTCGGGCTGAGCGAGCTCATGGACGAACTCGACGCGAGCCCGCCACTCGTCCGCGGGCTGCTCATGCAGGCCTTCACCACCGCGGTGATCGAGGCCGCGAACGAGATTGCCGAAGCCATGACCTCGCGGGAGGTCCCGTGACCGCCTACCGCTTCAGGTTCGCGCCCACGGCACTGCACTGGGACGAGCCGGACGCCGGCTGCGTGCACTGCGGCGAAGCCGTCGTCACCGTCGACGACCACCGCTGCGGCACCTGCCTGGGCCTGGACCTCGTGCACTGCCCGCACTGCCTCGGCCGGATCGTCGAGCTCGTCGAGCGGGAAGTCGCCCGCCGCTGGCGGCAGGCCTCCCACGACGTCAACGACGAGTGGACCTCGACGAAGATGCTCGACCGCGTCACGGCCGCCGTGCAGGCCGAGGTCGCCCGCGGACCCCAAGGTGCCGCCCTTCGCCGGGACAAGCTGCGGGAGCGGCTCTACGGGGAGCAGGTGCCCTCGTGAGCCTCTACTCCGTCGACTACCCGCCCGACACCTCCGCATGGTGCGACGAGCACGCCGTGAGCCGTGACCTGTGCGGCTGCGTCGAGCCCGAGCCCACCCGGACACTGGCCTCCCGGCTGCTGGACCGATCCCAGCTCGCCGACCTGCCCGAGCCGTCGCCGCTGATCGGCGCGACCCTCGACCGGCGCACCGTCGCCCTCCTGGCCGGCTACTGGGGAACCGGGAAGTCCTTCCTCATGCTCGACTGGGCCGCGAGCGTGGCGACCGGACGGCCCTGGCAGGGCAGGGCCACCGAGAGCGGGAACGTGCTCTACGTCGCCGCGGAGGGCGCCCACGGCCTCGATCAGCGCCTGCGGGCCTGGGAGACCGCCTGGCGGCGCACCATCGACCCGGCGACCTTCCACGTCCTGCCCGTGCCCGTCCAGCTCGGCAACGAAAGGCAGGTCCGCGAGCTGCGGGCGATCACCCGCGACCTACGTCCCACCCTGCTCGCGATCGACACCGTCGCCCGCTGCGCCGTCGGCCTCGACGAGAACTCGGCAAAGGACATGGGCCAGGTCGTCGACGTGCTCTACCGGCTCCGCGACGAGACCGCCGACGGCACCGTCGGAGCCGTCCACCACACCGGCAAGGACCGATCCACCGTCCGCGGATCGTCCGCGATCGAGGCCGGCGTCGACACCGTCTACCAGATCGAGGGCGACCCGTCGCTGCTGAAGCTGTCCCGCACGAAGCGCAAGGACGGGCCCACGATCGACGAGCACCAGCTCCGCCTGGAGGCGATCCCCGGCACCGGATCGGTGGTCATTTCGGCCACGCAAGGCAGTGATAGTCCACCGTCCGCGGAGACCCTGCTCTCTCGCTACGACTCTCACTTCGGCGGGCTCGGCGGGGCCACCTCGGCGGCGCTGAAGGCGGCGTCGGGACTGAGCGACCCGACCTACTACCGGGCGCTGAATCACCTTGTCACGCAAGGGATTCTGGTCAACACGGGCACGAAGTCACGACCTGTCTACCAGAGGACAGGTGAGTGATGACCACTCGACGACTCTCACTACTCTCACTGACTCTCACTCCCACTCCCGTCACTCTCTCTCATTCCCCATGCCTATATAGGCATGGGATGAGAGTGACGGCGATTGAGAGAGTGCCGTGAAGACCTTCCTGACTGCCTTCCTCGTGGCCCTTCCAATCGCCTACGTCGTCGTGGTCGCCGTCGAGGACAGGTGGCGCCGATGACCGCCGACCGCTGGCCGCGCTGCCCGCGCTGCGACGCCGTCTACCACGACGGCTTTCCCGACCTCGTCATCCACCGGCCCGGATGCGAGTACGTCCACACCGACCCGAAGACCTGGAGCAGCCATGAGTAACCACACCGTCACCCTGGAGGCCGGCGACGTCCGCCGCGCCGCCGCGTTCCTCGCCCACCACCTCGACGGCAACGGCGACGGCCTGGCCGACGTGCTCGCCGAGGCCGTCGAGCTGCACCGCTCGGTGAACCTGCTGTTCGCGGTGACCGCGCTGTTCGGCGAGCTGATCCCCGAGCTGCGGACCCCGAGCGGGATCGCGCTCGTGCGCGAGGCCGTCCTCGTCATGGCTGCACAGGAGTCGGCGTGACCTTGACCCCCTGCCTCGTGTGCGGCGAGCCGACAACCGGCTCCCGCTGCCCCGAGCACGCTCGCAAGCCTGACCGACCGCACACGCGGGCCCTCGGGTACTCCCACGCCTGGGACAAGCTCAGTCGCCAGGCTCGCAGGTTGCAGCCGTTCTGCCTGGACTGCGGGACCGTCGACGACCTCACCGTCGACCACCTGCCGCAGGCCTGGGAGCGCAGAGAGCAGGGCCTCGCCGTGCGACTGGAGGACGTCGAGGTCGTGTGCCGCGTGTGCAACAGCCGTCGCGGAGCCGCTCGCGGACGGGCAGTGAGGGCGGACGATGGTCGCTCGGGAACCTCGGGCATAGCGGAATCTGCGACTCTCACCGCGGAGCGGACGTGAAGGCGGGCCCGAAGGCGCCGGTCACCGCGCCTCCCCTGGACCTGAGCCACCTCGGCCCGATCGGCTGGAAGCGCGTCGACGCCTTCGCCCGCGAGTACCTGAAGGTCCCGAAGGGCGAAGGTGCTCGGGGACCGTTCCGGCTGCGGAAGTGGCAGCTCGACATCGTGAAGGGCCTGTACCCGATGCGGGGTCCTCGGCCGCGCCAGGGCCTGCTGAGCCTGCCCCGCGGCAACGGGAAGACCGCGCTCGCCAGTGTGCTCGCCGCCTATGGCCTGTTCGCCGACGACGTCGAGGGCTCGCAGGTCCTCGTCGTCGCCTCCGACGAGCGCCAGGCGGGCCACGTCTTCCGGGCCGTGCGCCGCATGGTGGAGCTCGAGCCTCGCCTCGCGGAGCAGGTGCAGGTGTACGCCGATCGGCTCTACGTCCCGCACACCGACTCCGAGCTTCGGGTCCTGCCGGCCGAGCCGGGCGCCCTTCAGGGATGGGACCCGACAGTGATGATCGTCGACGAGCTGCACGTCGTCACCGAGCCTGTCTGGGAGGCCGTCACCTCGGCGGCCGGCAAGCGGGCCCGCTCCCTCACCCTGGCGATCTCGACGCCTGCCGAGACCCCGGACTCGGTGATGTGGAAGCTCGTCGAGCACGGCCGCCGCGGGGACGACAAGAGCTTCCTGTTCCGCGAGTACGCCGCCCCGGACGGCTGCGCTCTCGACGACGAGGCCGCGTGGAAGATCGCGAACCCTGCTCTCGGGGACTTCCTGCACGTCGACGCGCTCCGGGCGACGATGCGGACGACCAGGGAGCCCGCGTTCCGCCGCTACCGGCTCGGCCAGTGGACGGGCCTGGCGGAGACGTGGCTGCCCTGGGGAGCGTGGGACCTCGTCGCCGACCCGGATCGGCGCGTCGAGCCTCGCGAGCGAATCGTCCTCGCGTTCGACGGCTCGGCCTCGGGCGACTCGACTGCGCTCGTCGGCTGCACGATCGGCCCGGACCCGCACCTGTTCGTCGTGGGCCTGGGGGAGGACACCGGGGACCGTGGCTGGCGCGTGCCGCGCACCGAGGTCGACGCGGTCGTCGCGGGCGCGTTCGCGAAGTGGGACGTCGTCGAGCTCGCCGCGGACCCGTGGGGCTGGCGAAGCGAGATCGAGACGTGGGCGAAGCGTCACGGCGACCGGCGCGTGCTGGAGTGGAACACCGGCGCCGCGCAGCGCATGGCCCCGGCGACCGACCGGCTCTACCAGGCGGTGATGACCAGGACGGTCACGCATGACGGCGACCGTCGTCTCGCCGCGCACGTCGCGCACTGCGTGGCGAAGTCGACGCCGATGGGCGACCTCGTCACGAAGGACAAGCGCGGGTCCCCTCGCAAGATCGACGCCGCCGTCGCGGCGATCGTCGCGCTCGACCGTGCCGCCTGGCACACCCTCAGACCCTCCAAACGAAAGGCCGTGTCATTCCGATGAGCGATCCCCTGAAGACCCTGAGCGACAAGCTCGACACCACCCTCCCCGAGCTGACCCGGCTCGACTCCTACTGGCACGGCGACCAGCCGGCCGCGTTCCTGGCCCCGGCTGCACGGGAGGCCCTCGGCAACCGGCTTCGGGTGCTGAGCGTCAACTTCCCCCGGCTGGCCGTCTCCAGCCTCGCCGAGCGCCTTCAGGTGATCGGCTTCCGCACCGACGGGCCCGACAGTGCCCCGGACGAGGCCCTGTGGCGCCTGTGGCGGCACAACGGCATGGACGACGCAGCCGCACAGGCCCACACCGACGCGCTCGTCTACGGCCGTTCCTTCGTCCTCGTGTGGGCGGGTCCGGACGGCGAGCCCGTGGTGACGGTGGAGTCGCCGAAGCAGGTCGCGGTGATGCGCGACCCGGCGACGAGGAAGGTCACGGCCGCGCTCAAGCGGTGGGTCGACGTCGACCGCGCCTACGCCGTGCTGTTCCAGCCGGATCGGATCACCCGCTACGTCTCCGCGGCGACGATCGCGGACGCCACCTCGATGCCGGCGACCGGCTGGACGATCACCGAGGAGATCGCGAACCCGCTCGGCGTCGTGCCGGTCGTGCCGCTGCTGAACCGCGGTCGACTCATGGACGTCGACGGCGTCTCGGAGATGGCGGACGTCCTCGACCTGGCGGACGCGCTGAACAAGCTCGTCGCGGACATGATGGTGACCAGCGAGTTCTACGCCCGTCCGCGACGGTGGGCGATCGGCCTGGAGATCGTCGAGGACGACGACGGCAACGCCGTGAAGCCGTTCAGCGCCGCGCTCGACGACGTCTGGCAGTCGGAGTCCCCGGAGACGAAGTTCGGGCAGTTCGACGCCGCCCGGCTCGACGGCTACGCCGACGCGGTCGCGCTCGTCACGCAGCAGATCGGCGCGCTCGCCGGCCTGCCTCCGCACTACCTCGGCCTGCACGGTGACCAGCCGGCCAGCGCGGACGCGATCCGCTCCGCGGAGGCCTCCCTCGTCGCCAGGGCCTACGCCCGTCAGAAGACGTTCGGCGCCGCCTGGGCCGACGTCGCCCGTCTCATGGTCGCCGTCCAGTCCGGCGCCGATCCGACGGGCCTCGACGTCGAGGTGATGTGGGCGAACCCGGAGACCCGGACCCCGTCGCAGACCGTCGACGCGATCGTGAAGCTGAAGTCCATCGGACTGCCGCTGACGTTCCTGCTCGACGAGCTCGGCCTGACCCCGGCTCAGGCTCAGCGCGTGATCGCCGACCTCGACGACGAGGCGAACCGCACTGCCGCGATCAATGCCGCCGCGTTCGGCGTGCGGCTCTAACCGAAGGAGGGAACCACCATGACCGACCCGATCACCGAGCCCGAGGTCGTCGACGACACCGTCGAGGAGACGACCGACGACACCGTCGCCGAGGCCGCCCCGGAGACGACCGACGTCGACGACGACGCCGACGTCTTCCCCCGCGAGTACGTCCAGCGCCTGCGAGACGAGTCCGCCCGCTACCGGCAGCGCGCCTCCCGAGCGGACGACCTGGCCGAGCGCCTGCACGTCGCTCTCGTCGCCGCGACCGGCAGGCTCGCCGACCCGACCGACCTCGCCTTCGACGAGGCCCACCTCGACGATGCCGAGGCCCTGTCGAGTGCGATCGGCGAGCTGCTGAAGGCGAAGCCGCACCTCGCGTCCCGCAAGCCGACCGGCGACGTCGGCCAGGGTGCGAAGCCGGACACGAGGACGGTCTCCCTCGCCGGCCTGCTGCGATCGAGCGCGTGACCTCGTCACCGCCCACGGGTACGATGTGGGCAGGGCCTGGCGCCCTGCCTACGTCGTGGCCCAGACGGCCAGCGTGAGACCCACTCACCCTCACCACGTCTGGAGACACCATGACCACCATTTCCACCGTCACCGTGCCCGAGCTGACCGCTGAGCAGGTGCAGGCGATCCTCGTCCGCCCGCTGGAGCAGGCGAGCGTCTTCCTCGCGGCCGGCCCGCGCATCTTCGACACCAACGGCTCGCCCGTGCGCGTGCCGAAGCTCGGCGGCGCCACCGCGCCGGACTGGATCGCGGAGAACGAGGAGATCACCGAGGTCGACGTCGACTTCGACGAGATCACCCTCCTGCCGTCGACGATGAAGTCGGTGAAGACCCTCACCCGCTTCAGCAACGAGCTCGCCCGTCAGTCCGTGATCGCGCTCGACGCCGCACTTCAGGACCGGCTCGTGACCGACGTCGCGAGCAAGCTCGACGCGCAGATGCTCGGCGACTCCGGCGACGGCGTCGAGACCCCGAAGGGCCTGTTCGTCTACGCCGGCCAGGAGCTGCCGATCGGCGGCGCCCTCGAGCTCGACGACCTGCACGACGCCTGGGGCCTGGCCCTGGCCGCGAACGTCAACATCGCCTCGCTGCGGTGGATCATGGCGCCCGCGGAGTTCGTCGCCGTCCGCAAGATCAAGGACCTCCAGGACCGCTACCAGCTCCAGCCGGACCCGACCGCCGACGGCGTCTTCCGCCTGCTCGGTGCACCCGTGACGATCACGTCCCGCGTGCCGGCCGGCTCGGCTGCGCTCGTCGACTTCTCGCAGATCGCGGTCGCCCGCGACCTGGCGCCGAGCGTGCGCATCCTGACCGAGCGGTATGCCGACTTCGATCAGCAGGCGATCCGCGTGGTCGCCCGGTACGACGCCGCCCCGATGAACGACGACGCCGTCATCGCCCTGACCGGCATCGTCTCCGACGGGTCCTGACGATGACCGTCATCGCCCCGGACGTCGCCGCCTACCTCGGTCGCAAGAACGACACCGCGACCGAGGAGATCGCAGGCGAGCACGTCCGGGTCGTGACGACCTTCGTGCGCGTCTACACCCGCGGGAACGGCTTCACCGACGGCGAGCCGAACGCCGATCTCCGCGACGTGATCGTCTCGGCGACGGCCAGGCTCACGGCGAACCCGGAGCAGGTGCAGTCCCACCAGATCGGCGAGTTCGCGGAGAGGCCGGCGACGTTCGCCGGCTTCACCCTTCCCGAGCTGATGGTCCTGAACGCCTACCGGCGTCGCACCGCATGA